AGGAGCCTTGGAACACGGTGCTTGAACTTTCCACCACGCTGAAGAACCTCGGCAGTTCGGTCAGTTCCATTGATACCATTGCCGATGCCCTGGAAGGTACAGGTATGGTATCCAACAACGACATCCGTGAATTGGTGCCATTCAACCATCTGCGAAACTCCCGTGCCGATGACGGCCTTGCCTATTGGGTCAGTTCCGGTTTCGAGGCTGACGGAGAAAACGGTGCATCCGGCACGGCTTCCTTCAAGGCTGTGGGTGTGGAAGGCATGACATTGAGCCTTGCCCAGACCGTATATCCTTCCAACCGTGGCAGCTATACACTGTCGGCGCAGATTGCCTCGGAGGATTTGGAGAAACTTTCCGATGATGCCCAGGTCGGCATTGAGGTGGTCATTGAATATGAGGACGGCAGCATAGAAACAAGATTTATTGATTTGTACTGATGGAGGTGCTTATGGCTTATTTTTCTAAAACACAGGAGAAGATTACGCCGGAAAGCTACTTCTCCAAAGTGAAATCCATTACGGTGCGTGTGTGCGTTACCAACTGCACAGGCACTTTTTATATAACCGACCTCTTGCTGCAGCCCGGTTCTGTAGCCACGGGATGGGTAGGTCATCCCTGCGAGATAAAGTGGGTACTGGATGGCTAATCCTGTATTCATCCGTCTGGCGGAGGTTATAAACAAGAAACAGGATATGCGTGTCATGAGTGTAACGGTGAAGCCTACCGTCACCAACTGCTCCGGCACGATTTGGTTTACTGACCTTATGCTACAAGAGGGACCGGCACTAACAGGCTATGTGCCACATACCGAAAGTCGGCTCGTGGAGGGCGACAAGGTGTGGTTCAATGGCGTGGTTCGCTCTGCGGAAACGGTCATCATCTGCAATGTCGGTGATACCTCCGGCGGTCTGGACATCCATATCTACCCCAAATCCGATATGGCGGCAGGCTCGGTTCAGCTTGCCCAGGGTGTTGGTGGACAGCGGGTCGTATTTCCAAATGCCCTCGCTGCGGAAGATGACCTTGCCCTACTTGCATCGGTGCGGGAATGCACAAAGAACGGTGTGACCGAACTGAAAGAGGGCTTTTATCAATACAGTGCCGCTTGGGACTCCAAGCACAAGGTTACCTTGGAGGACGGCAAGTCAGCCAGGGTTCTTTTTGAATTACAGCAGATGACGGATGGAGGTGTGTCGATATGAGGGATAAGCTGAAAGGCAAACGCATTATGGTCTGGACCTTCATGGGTAATTCCCGTATGTATGAAGCCCTGCGCGACTACGGCGACCGCATCGACACCATCGGTCTGTTTTCCTTCAAGGTGGATAAGACCGGCACGATTACCGAGAGCGGTGTTGCCATCAGCAATATGCTGACCTACATTGAAAAATGGTCCCACATCCGTTGGCTGCTTACTGTTGCCAATGACGGTGCCAACTCCATCTTTAAGGCTCTGCGTGATAATGTAAACGGTGCACAGGATAATTTCTGCTCAGAACTTGTACGCATCATGGAGAAGTATCCGTGGTGCAGTGGCGTGGATATCGACCTGGAAAAAGGCGATGATTATTCCACTCATGAAGCGTCTACGGCCATGTTCAAGCACATCTATGAAACCGTCAAAGCCTATGACCCTACCAAGGAGATGAACATCTGCCTTCCGGGTATGACCTCGGTCAACGGTTCAGTCGGCGGTGAGAACTGGTGCGTGTATGGTGATCTGGATAAATACTGTGATACGGCATCCATCATGAGTTACGGTATGGCTTGGGCGGGTTCTGCACCAGGTCCCGTTTCTCCAAGAAGTTGGCTTGAAGGCATTTATGATTATGCCACCAAGGTAATGAACCCCGATAAGGTGTTCCTTGGTATGCCTGCCTACGGATGGAACTGGCAGATTTACGATACACCGGAGAACCTTGGCAAGTATTATCGTGGTACTTCTCACACCTATTATGCGGCTAAATACTGGATGCAGGGTCTGTATAACTTTACCGATGATGCACCTCCGCAGCCTTTCATCCCCATTGTTTCCTATTGGGATGATTACGATATGGGACCGTGGGCATTGCCTCATGTGTATGACTACATGGAAGGCAGAGATGCTGTTTACAAGGAATATCCGCAGATGTCGGAAACCTACAACCGAAGAAGGTATCTGACCGCCTATGCCAAGCAGCAAAAGACGGAGTTCGGAGATATTATCATCGACCATAACGCAGAGCCGGACAGCTATGAAGGCGTGGTTTCTGTATCGGAAACTTTGGTCACCCTCGGAGATGAAGGCTCTGCTACCTACAGTTTTACCATTGATGAGGCAGGCACTTATGATGTTGCCATCCGCCTTTGCTATCCGTTTTGGGATAAAAACAGCATTTACGCATCTTTGGATGGCAGCCCCGTTCACTTTTCCGAGGATAGATTATGGTGGCCGTATTGGAGGACAACCTTCTGGGCGACACTTGCCAAGGGTGTGAGCCTTTCTGCCGGAGAACATACGCTGACTATTTCTGTTGGTGTCAACGGCGTACAATTTTATGGTTTCCGTGTCTGCACCAATTTTTCGGAAGAACCGACCGCAGGGCAAGCGGAATATACCCTTGCTCCGAGAAAGTTCAAGGATGTCAACGGCGATATGGTGGGACCCGCCACAGGCTTTAAACTGACCTTGGAAATGCTACGCAGAAAGCCTGACTCGGCACTGGTTTGGTATGAGGATTTCCGTGATGAACAGAAAATCCCCGAAAGTTACTGGACGGTTCTGTCCGGGGAATGGGATGTGTGGCAGGAGGATTTGCCCTACGGTGATACGAGCCGACCATACTCACAGCTTGAGGGTTACGGTCAGCTTGCGTGGAACTATAACGGTTTTTCCGATATTCATCTGAGGACACAGATTATCTTTCCGGAGAATGGCGGTGGCAGGGCAGGAATTTTCCTTGGCTCACTGTTTTGTTGTTTTAATTATGATACGCAGCGTATCGAACTGTATGAGGGTTCTACGCTGAAAGGCAGTTATGCCACGGACTTTTCCAAGACATCGAAAGCAGACCTTCGTACAAATCCTAATGTTTACACCATTGAAATGCGTAAGCGTGGAAATACCGTAAGGGTTTATTCCTCTGCATCCAATACGCTCCGCTTTACGGCAACGGTCAGCAGTGGCAGTGGTTATGCAGGCATCCGCTCCGATAACCAAATCAACTGCCAATTACTCCGTTTGGGCGATGCCTGGACATACGAGCCGTATGAGAGGTTCGATGTGGTGATGCCGGACGGAACGGAGACTACCTTCGGCAGGATTGAGCGTAGCAACTGCACATGGGATGAGGAGTTCCAGGTGTTCACGCTGACTTCCGATGTGGAGGAATCGACCACGAGGAGTGAAAGCATCTCTCTGGACTACGAATTTTACCATTCTCACATTATGCCACTTGAGTGTGGGAATGATTACAAGGTAAAAATTATCCCAAGGGACATCAACATTTGGATTTCACGATTGTTTCTTGGGGACTCGGACGGCTTTTCAATTCTGTATTACCAGGATGTGGACAGCCTGATCTATTGGGCGAACCAGGCAGCATACCGATGGAAACTGCGAGGGATGTGTATGTGGTCCCTTGGGCAGGAGGATATGCGAGTATGGGAGTGGCTGCCCAAGCAAACTGAATAACGGCTTTACGGGGTATCCGCCATGTGGTGGGTGCCCTTTTTGCATACAAAAAATTATGAAAGCGAGGATTTAACTATGAAGGATTTATGGAACACCATTCAAATCATCTTTGCCGCCATCGGTGGTTGGCTCGGCTGGTTTCTCGGTGGGTTTGACGGTCTGCTTTACGGACTGATTGTTTTCGTGGTTGTGGATTATATCACGGGAGTCATGTGTGCTGTGGTGGACAAGAACCTTTCCAGTTCGGTCGGATTTAAGGGAATTTGTCGAAAAGTGTTGATTTTTGCGATGGTCGGCGTGGCACACATCCTGGATGCCAATGTCATCGGTGACGGCAGTGTGCTGAGAACGGCGGTTATTTTCTTCTACATCTCCAATGAAGGTGTCAGCCTTTTGGAAAACGCATCCCATCTTGGTTTGCCGATTCCGGAGAAGATGAAGGAAATCTTGGAGCAGCTCCATGACCGCAACAATAAGGAAAGTGAGGGAAAGTAACATGAATTTACACAAACTTATTTTAACGGAAAACGCCTGTTACAAAGCAGGCAGGAAAATCACGGTTAAGGGTATCATGGTTCATTCCACGGGTGCAAACAACCCGAACCTAAAACGCTATGTAGGTCCTGATGATGGTTTGCTCGGTAAAAACCAGTACGGCAATCATTGGAACACCTACCATCCCGGCGGCAGAGAGGTCTGCGTTCATGCCTTTATCGGCAAGTTGGCTGACGGCACGATTGCCACATACCAAACTCTCCCTTGGAATCATCGTGGTTGGCACGCTGGGGGCAGTGCAAACAATACCCATATCGGTTTTGAAATCTGCGAGGACGGTCTTTCGGATTATGCCTACTTTAAGAAGGTGTACCGTGAGGCCGTTGAACTTTGTGCCTACCTCTGTAAGGAGTACGGTTTGACCGAACAGAACATCATCTGCCACTCCGAAGGTTACAAGCAGGGCGTGGCATCCAACCACGGCGATGTGATGCACTGGTTTCCAAAGCACGGCAAGAGCATGGATACCTTCCGTGCCGAGGTCAAGGCACTCCTGGCGACTACCGATGAGGAGGAAACCGAAACTCCTGCAGAGCCTACGGTGACATATCCCGAAAAGCTGACTACTGGTTATTACCGTGTGCGTAAGGATTGGAAGGACAGCAAGTCCCAGGTGGGTGCGTATCGTATTCTTTCCAATGCAAAGGCGGCCGCAGATAAGAACCCTGGTACTTTTGTTTTTGCCAATGACGGCACTGCCATTTATCCTGCCGACAGCACAGCCGAGCCGGATTACCGTGTCCATACGGTTGTGAAGGGCGATACCCTTTGGGATATTGCCGTGAAATATCTCGGCAAAGGCAGCAGATACACCGAAATCAAGAAACTGAATGGACTTTCTTCCAATGTGATTTATAGCGGTTGGAAACTCAAAATTCCGAACTAACACGATGCCCTTTGAGGATTTTTCCTTGAAGGGCATTATTTTTTTGCCTTTAGGGGGTTCGATTCAGCCTGTCTTTTCGCTTATAGGCAGAGGGAACATTTCCACCGTTCCCCGGACTGGAGGAATCACAATGGAAGTAAAACAGATTGAGAATTTTAAGATACCTAACGCCGTGGCACACGAGATTACGCAGGAGGAATTGCAGCGTGAATACGACTTTTACATGGCACAGAAAATGCTCGAAACCATGTTCATGTTCGGCATGATTTCTGTGGATGAATTCCACAAAATATCGGCTGTAAATCGCAAAACTTTCTCCCCGTTTTTGTCAGAGATTATGGGCTAAATAACTTGATATTTCTGCGATAGTACGGGAATATGTCACTACCCAAAAAGCGAGGTGAGTTGATGAAAAAGATAACGAAAATCGGGGT